GGCCAAGTTCCTGCAGTTGAGCGGCCGTAGCAACGCCCGCCTTTTGCTGCATCAACAGGAATCCCTCTTGGGCTGTCAGGTACTGCTCAAGCCCTGCCAGGCGCTGTGCATAGGCTTCCCGCTCAGCCTGCCCCATTCGAGCGACTTCCTCAGTGGTCTTAACCACCACGTCGCGGTACTCAATGAACGAGACGGCCTGGCGGCGAAGCTCCAATGCGGAGTCCCGAACCTGGCTGATGTACGCACGCTGTGCCTCGCCGGCTCGCTTCAGGGCAGGATCGTGCTGCTTCCAGATGTCCTGAGCAACAGTCTTGAGCACGCCAAGGCCACCCATCGCGGCCTCCAGCCCCAGCACCGATACCGCGATAGGAACCGCCTTCGGTAGGCCCCTGAGCAACAGCCCAAAGCGCCCGATGCCAGAACTGCCGGCGGCAACTGCAGCGTTGTTTGCCAGCTGCGCGCGCGTGGTCGCAAGCAACGCCGCCCTCCACGCGTTCAGCTGAAGCAGCGCGCCTACGACCTTGAACTGGGCGTAGGCCGCAGCCATGAGGCCAATTACACGCGCATGGTCAGCCACCCATCGCGTAGCCCCCTTGACCACCTCCGCCATCCCGATAATGGCCTGCGAGGTCTGCTTGGCCCAGCGGGTAAGGCTCCCATCCTGCGCCAAACGATCCAGTGTCGCCAGAAGTGTCGTCAGCTGATCCTTGAAGTAGGCAAGCACGCCCTGGTCCGCGACCTCCTGCTTCCAGTCCTTGAAGCGATCGGTGGCCTCCTTCCAGAGGCCCGCGATCGTTCCGACCTTGGCTGCCGCCGCTGCGCCACCGTAGGACTCGGTGAGAAGGTCGAGAATGATGGTTTGCGCCTCTGCAACGCGACCGGTTGCCTCGAGGTTCTTGATCAACTCCTTCTGGCTGTCGGACAGGGTGAAGCCTTGCTTGCTAAGACTCTCCATCGCCTTCGATGGCGTCTGCAGCGCCTTGCCTACGATCTCCGCCGACGACTCCAGTGACAAGCCAAGACGTTGTGCCTGGTCAATGGTGATCTGCATCGCAGCGGGGAACTGATCGCCGACGATGTTGGTATAGGACAACATGCGCACCATCGCGCTGTTGACCTGCCCTCCGTCGAAAAGGCCAGTCTGCAGTTGCTTACCAAGCTGAAGCAGCTTTTCAGCAGTGAACTCACTGCTACGACCAGCTGCCTGGATGGCGGCATCGAGCTGGTTGACCTCCTGCTCCGCGTCACTTCCTTCCTTGATGATCGACTTGATGCCGTTAACCACTCGGTTCAAGCCGACGAACGCGATCGCGCCGGCGGCAAGGCCCTTCAGCTTACCCAGCCAGCCTGCCGCGCCTTCGGTCGCACCGGCCAGGTTTGCGCTCCCAGCAGCAGCATCGTCAGCACGCTCGCGGTACTCCGCCAGAGCCCTCTGCGCTGCGCGAGTCGTCTCCGCTTGCTTGCGCATCGCGGCGTCGCCTTCCGCGAGTTGCTGCGTGCGACGGCGGTTGGCGGTCGCCTCATCGCTGACTGCCTTTGCCTGCGCGCTCAGCGCCGCTGTGGTCCGCGCTGCCTCAGACCGCAGGCGCTGCTGGCTGCCGGCCAGGTCGGCTGTACTGACCCCCAGCGCCGCCAACTCCGAATCTGCCTTGCTAACTTCGGCCCACTGCTCGTTCAGCGCCCTCTTCAGGCGCTCCCCTTCCTTGCGCAGATCGCGCTGTGACGCCAACACCTCGCGCGACGGCTTCTCCATCTCACCGATGCTGAGGCTCAGCTCAAGCGCCGCCCGCTGGTTGGCGTTGAACTCCCGCTCCAGCTCGCCCAACTGGTCCAGCATCGCCTCGAATGCGTCGGCCTTTGCCGCCGCTGAGGTCAAGCCCGTCAGAGAATCGAGCAGCTTAGAAGTCTTTCCCGCCGTCTCGACCGAGACATCACCCAGCTCGCCAAATGCCGAGCGCAGGTCATCCACACCTTCGCGCCCCTGGGTTTCAATGACAACCCTGATTGCTTCTTCCAGCCGGTCAGCCATTGCTCTTTCCATTGACGCGCCACTGGCGGCGCAACTCAGTCAGGTACGTGGTGTGAAAGCGTTCGATCAAGCGGCTGCGCGCTGCGAGAGCCCGGCTGTTGCCGTCAGCGCCTGAGAGCATCTCGAAGGGGCTTGGGCCCCGAAGAATCCGAACAGGGCCTCGCCCCGCCCGCCTTTGGGTCGCACGGTCCCAACTTCGCACTCGAATGGCCCTTCGGCCCTTGATTGTGGCGATGAACGCTCCGTCATAAGTTCTGGTCTCGCCGAGACCGATGCTGGCCGTTGCGCCGACCGATCGCCTGCCAGCCCAACGGCCACCGAATTCGAGAAGCGAGATTTGCCGGGTGCTCGCCCAGATCGAAAGGAAGTCATCCCTACCGCGCTTGCCCGTCGAGTAGCCGCGCTCACCGGTCTCCACGCGGTACTTCCCCCTCAGCGCGGCCGCGCGGATGTTGTAGGACCCCCGCACCTCTTGCGTGGTCGCAGGGCCTGCCCGTCGCTGCAGGCCGATGAAGGCCCTTTGCACTGAAAGGTCGTAGCGGTTGAGAACGTCGCCAGCAAGATTGGTCAAGCCATGGAGGCCCTTCGCACGGCGCCCGCTGACGAAAAACTTGAGCAGGTTGTTGTTGCGATTGGACGCCATGGCACCCTTCCTGGTTCGAATCCGGAGGGCGCCGTACTGGCGCCCTCCTCATGCTGAAGTCAACCCGGCGATCAGCCGGCTGCCAGCGCCGCGATCTTGAAGGTGTACAGGTCGCTCTCGCCGGCCTGGAAGATCACCGGGCCGGTCAGGGTCACCTGGATGGGCTCATCACTGAACCAGTCCACGTCACCGTCCACGGTCAGGTCGACGTTCGGGATGGTCAGCAGACCTTCGTCACCGCTGATGCGGTCCTGCATGTCGCCCAGGATCTGGAAGGATTTGCTCGGCGTGGTGCCGCCGCTGATGGCGGTTTCCAGGTACGCGTCGTACTTGTAGTTCGCCACAACGGTATCGCCCGCTTGCAACTGGCCGCCGAACTTCGGAATCAGCAGGCCGTGCGCCGGATCGAGGGTGTAATCGGTGCCCTTGACCAGGTCGATGGCCCCCTTCTTGAAAGTCGGCTCGGTGTCGGCCAGAAGGAAGTTGTGCGGCAGCTTCACCGGCGTGTCCACGCTACCCACGGTCACGGAAACGTCGGTGGCGGTGCCGGCCGCAACCTGGGTGGCCACCAACGTGCCGTACAACATGCGGGCCAGGATGGCCGGCGGCACTTCCAACGCGGTGATCGAAACGCTGGTGACGCCGGGGTTGGAATCCTTGTGGATGATCTGCTGATAGCGCGCATCACGGCGCTTGCTCTTGATCTCCACCGAGTCGCCAGCTTCATAGCTGAACGTCAACGACGACTGCTCCAGGGGCTGATTGCCGAACTTGTCAGTGGGCTCGGGGATGACGGGAATCCTGGCGCCGTTCGCGCCGTGCTCCCAGAAGCGCAGATCGCCTGCGAATTTACGGACCTTGGGCTGTGCCATGGTGGTGCTTCTCCTACGGGTTGGGGACGGGCTCAAAGGTCTCGGTCAGACCAGCCCGCGCGGTGATCTGAGCGACGACAGCGGAATGCCCTGCGTCGTCTTCCAGGGATGCCATCTGGGTTTCAAGCAGATCGAAACTGGTAATGCCCTTGGGCAGCGTCTTCACGTTGAACGTAAGCGCGCGGATCAAGTCGTGCCTGGCACGGTGCACAAGCAGCCGCGGATTCGCGAGGTTGCTGGTACGCGGGACTTCGAACTCGATGGTGATCGCGGCATCCGAGGTAACCTGCGCGCTTCCCCCACCACTTCGCGACAGTTGCCTGACAGAGATCAATGTGGCCGGGCCCTCGAAGTCTTCATCAACTTCGCTGTCGTCAACGACGATCAAGCCGGTGCCGATGTCGGTGCGGAAGCCAGCACTCTCCCGGATCAGCTCCACGCGGCCGCGCAGGAACTCGACCAGCTGCCAGGACAGCGGCTCGGCCAGGTCAACCACGGCTCACCAGCCACCGGCTGCGGGAGCCGTCGGCGCTGAGCTTCTTGCTGTGCACGAACACCTCCA